TACATATTTTTGTAAATCAACACTCCAACTCATTTCGACCTTAGTATCAGCACCCCATTTATTATGTACTTGATTAAGAATATCATCCTTTTCTATTTTGTTTTCGTATAATTTATGATCATTAAGTCTTATATATGTAACAAACCTACCAGGGACTTGATACCAGTAAACCCTCATGGGGGTGTAGTTGTTTCTTTGTGGGTCACCAGCTGGTCGTTCTGCATTAGTAAGTAATTTATGAAATAAATTCATACCATTTGGTGTAGATGTGATTATTATTTTAGAGTTTTTTATTGCAGATACTGTTGGAAAAACCGCAGTATAATATGGTTCTATTATGTTTGAAGGAATATGTGCAAATTCATCTAAATAAAGAACATCAATAGTAAAACCAATAGCTGGAGTCTTTGTCCTAGCAGAGGTCTTAATACGACAACCATTGTCAAATGTTAGTGATTTTTGATTCCATGTTTTTATACCAGGTTTTAAAAAAAATGGTAGTAATGAATAAATGGATTTTATCTTGTCAACAATCTCAACTGATGTATCTCCCTTGTTAGCTACAATCATAATGTTTTTATCATTATTGAATAGTATTGTATGAAGCATAAATATAGAAGCAGATATAGTATTGTGTGAAAGTATTCCATTTGTGTAGAACCTATGATTCTGATGGTCTACCGATAAATCAAACATAGATGATTTATAATCTTCCTTTTTTATATGCTTCACAATACTATTGCCATTTTTGGTCTTTATAGTATCGCCTATTTTTAATTCTTTACAGAATACTTCATCAAAATATTCATCAAATAATATATGATTATCTGCACAAGTTAAGCTAAGACCGTCAATAGTTTTGATATTATAATGATTAAATGGTTGTGTTAAATGTATCTCTGATACTGCCTCATATCCAGTATCAGTCTTTACTCTAATATCTATTAAAGATATAGATTTTAATATTTTTTTAGAAATATCATCCTCATCCAATGATACATTTCTATATTGGTATTTTTCTATCAACTCAATAGATTTTTCTATCAACTCAATCAATATTTTTTTAAGAAGTGTAATCATTTTTTTTATTATTTTTATCTATACATTATTTAAAAAATCTATACATTTTTTAATAGTTAAATCTTTTTTGCTTTTATATTCAGTATCCCATATTATTAGAATATCAAATCCTTTTGATTTAGCAATATTTATTTTTAAATTATCTTTATCCCATATTTCCCTTGCAGTAGGCCCACTTTCTTTATAGAAAGGATGTGGGTAATCGTTCTCTTTGAAAGTTTTAGGATTTGCATGGTATAAATCACCATTGTATTCGATAATTTTCATTCTTTTTCTATCAGTGAAGTCATATGAGAAAAATCCTACATCTTTAACTGATATAAAGAACTCTTTATTTTTTATTGCATAGTGTACACGTTTTAGTTCATTATCTGTATAAATCTTACTTATCTTTTTAAATAGGTCTTGTGATATTTCAGAATAGCCACATTTCATATTACCATTTTCTGCCAAATTTTTCTGCCAAAGTGTTTGTCTATCTAGCCATCTTTTCTTACCACCAACATCACCATATTTTTCTACACATTTTTTTAGAGAAAATGTACTTTGTCTTTCACTAAGCATCTTTTTAGATGTTTCCTCATCATAACCTTTCAGTAAATAGTATTCTAAAGTAGTATCTGATATTCTATCCTTAATAGCTTCCTTTGCAAAAATACTTATATGCTTCTCTATATTCTCTATACCTTCATATTTTGAAAAGTTCTTTGAAAATGGACTTCTCGATTTTCTTTCTAATTCAGTTGTATTTTCTTTGTGATTAGGATTTTTTCTGCCTCTTATTTTATCTGCAAACATTTTTTTATACTTTTCTGTCTTCATATGCTTACCACTTTTAATTGTTGTCTTAGCCTTATCTGATAATGCCATTATAGGAGCACCTTCGTACAATTCTTTATATTCTTTAGTAGTCATATTATTATGTGCAAATTTTAAATGTTTACCATATATTCTTTTACATTGCTCACCACATATTCTACATGTTACAGTTTCTTTATTATCATTTATTATCATAATTTATTCTGTTTTATTATTAAATGCTTTTATATATAAAAAGATGTTGGCTTGTTATCAAATAGGTAAATTATTTTTCTAGCAAAAATAAAATATCATATAGTTTAATTTTTATTTTTTCTAATAATGTTAGTGATCTTTCTTGCTTAAGCATGTAGTAATATAGTTTACCAATTCTATATTCTTTTCTAATTTCCTTGCTCTTAATTTCGCATAAAGTGTTGAAGGTCAAGCACTTACCCACCTGCCTACTAGCCATTAATATATTGAATCGATTATCAACAAAATTATCTAATATGTCAGCTTGATAGTCTCTAAGTGTTATTGCTCCAATAGAACCATCTTCTCTTTTCACCTTACAGTATTTTTCGGTAAAATGGTGTATATCTAGTGCACATTTAATGTATTCTCCTTGTTCGGCACTTGTCATCTTAAATGTAAGACCTGATCTTCTTAACCCTATTTCGTTTTTAAGCCAAGGATTTTGAAACCTTTTTAGTACTATACCATCATTTATCTTATCAGTAGCCTCGGTAACGTTCTCACTACTAAATACCATTTGTCTTTCTTTCTTAATCTTTGCCATAAGCGACTTATTTTTTTATATATATTATAAAAAAACAGCTCTATGTCTAAAACAGATAAAGAAAAAAGTAGGATACAAGACGAATTTGATCAAATACAAGGGGAGAATAATGATTTTGATATATCAAAACATTTGGCAGAAGCAGAAGATTTACCAGACCTTGGTGAGATAAGCTTGTATGATTATGATGCAGATTTAAGCACATCATCACAGCAATCAGTGGAGGTTTTAAGTTCACTTATAGACTTATACCTAAGTGATGTTCCAAAACTAAAACAACATCCTTATATAAAAAATAAGATGAAGGAAGATGCTATGGTATATTCAGAGGCTATATTCTTGGCTAAAATGACTAGAAAAAACTTCCTTAACCAACTACGCCAAATTGATAATGGGGAAAGCTCAGCTAGAATGCACGAAGTTGTTAACCAGACTATTGTGCAGGTTAGGGAAAACTCTAAATTTCTATCCACACAAAGAACTGACTTAGAAAAGTTCTATAAGAATCTAAGAACAGATATGGGATTAGACGATATTGAAAATTCAGAGGTTTTAGAGTCACAATCTGATAAAGCGAAAGATTCACAAGGTGATGGTGATATTGTTGATAATAGAAAACTAAATGACCTTATAAAAGGAGCAATGATGAAAGAGAGTAATAATAAAAAAGAAAGTAAGGGTAAAAAGAAGTAATTATATTTTTAAGTACTTAAATGTTTCAAAAGTTTTCACTAAATTATTAGCATGTATTAGAATATCTTTTTGTTTAAAGATGTTTCTTTGGTTATATGTTACCTCCCTAACCATAACGTATTTATCTACTCTATTCGTAATGTCATGGATATTATTTTTTATATCATCGCTAGTATTACTCATTATTGTGGTAAACACATCGTTTATATTAATAGCCAAATCAATAGATTTTTTATTTTCATCATAAAAGTGGACTGTGTTATAATTCTCAACAACTGTATCTGTAAATTTCTCACCATCAGTTTTATAACCGAACAAATGTTGTAATAAGAGTCTTGTTTTTAGATATGAGATATAATCTTTATCTCTATTATAGAATGTTTCTGATAGAAAGTAATAATCTTTTACTACTAGATTCATATCACCCAATTCCTTCTCTAAGCTATCTATAATCGTTTTGTAGCTACTTTTACTTTTTTTAGAACATATTATGTATATATCATCGTTTTTGTTTCTAAGGTGCTGAAAATGCTTCTTATAGATAGTGTAGTCTAAATTTTCTATAATACTTGTATTCATAAATTCTTGTAAGGAGAATGATAGGTCAGTTATGTTGAACTTCATACTTTTACTCTTAATCTTTAGTGTGTTGTAAAGGTTTTCTGGTAGCCAATATCCAACATCATCAATATTAAGCATAGAATTATATTTCTTATAGATACCTTTTTTTATTAAATTGAATTCTGATTCAGTTAATTTAATGATGGGTATCGAAGGTTTATTCTTAGAGACTAACCATACTGAATTATCTATCTTAATAAGTGTATCAATGTCAAAAAAATGTGCCTTCATATTATTTGCTATATTTATTAGTTTCAGTATACCTTATTTCCTCTTGTCCACCACCCTTTGGTTCATCTTCATATTCTCTATCTTCCCATGTTACTCCACCACTTGTTTGTGAGTTAAAGCTTTTGCATTTACTACATTCCTTTGGAAATACACTTTTTCCATCTTTTTCTATTGCTTTATCAATATCATAGTAAAAGGGAGCTTTGCACCAAGGATTATTACACACTAATCTTTTTTTATTTTCTCTATCCATAATCTATATATTAATTAAAAAACATGCAAGATCATGACTATATAGATATTATAATATAAATTTTGTACTTGTATAGAATTTTAGTTAAAATAAATCCTTTTTACTTACAAAAACATGCAACATCATGATATATAAATATATTTAATATAAAATTTTCATTTTATTAGACTTTCGCTTAGTGCAAATTCATATATGTTAAGTAAATTTAGCTCATATTCAAATATAGATTTTACATCTGCTAATGTCTTTGAATTCTCTACTGCTTCAACTATCATAGTTCCAAACTTTTCTTGAAAATGTATATATGATTCACACCACGGCTTATTGTAGTTTACAAGTGTATCCCACTCTTTTTGACCACCTGATAACCAGTACAAACTTTTTTCTGGGATTACTGAATATTTCTTAAAATCGTCCAATCTAGTTTTCCATATACTATCTGTTGAATCGACCCTTTTCATTAATATCGATACTGCTTCTGCTACATCATCTGTTATTTGTTCACCAATTTCAAAGAAATAACCACATTCTGTTTTATAAATAGATACTATATTATCATTAAAAACTATATCTGATAAATTCATCTTAACCAAAGTTTTTCTTTTTTTCATAGCTATCTATTATTTTTTATACTCTTATATTCTTAATCCACTGTTCCACTTACCACTAAAAAGCCCATCTTCAAAAATTCCATTTAACCAATTACCATAAAATTCACCCCCTTTAAATACACCATAATGCCAATTACCACTTAGGTAAACACCATCATGCCATATTAGAGTATTCTTTCTTATTTCTATAACTGCGTTGGAAATTTCGGAGTCTATTAACCAATAGAATTCCTCTTCTTTAAGTATCTCTACTATCGTATCAATATTTTTATAGGCTTTATCTTTGTAAGTAATCTGTTTAAATTTCATCTTGTTATTAATTTACACTTTTATATATTATCATTTTAATATTGCTTTTTATCTAAAATCTATTTTATGGATAAAAATTAACATATTAAAAAAAATATAATAAAAAAAGCCAAAATAATATTATTTTGGCTTTTTTTATCACTTTATGTACTAAATAACATCAGTATTTATAGGCTTTTGTCTAGAAATTCTTTTTCAATTAATGATATCTTATCTATACCTAATCTTGATATTTTATCAAGAATTTCGTCAGTGTCAAGACTATCTATTATACCTTCTTCAATATCTTGGAAATTTTCTGGTTGTATAGTTTCCAAAAACATTTCAATATCAATTACTGAAACTTCCTTAGAAGATTTTGGATGTGTAAAGGCAACTATTCTGTACTCTTCATCCTTCGTAGTTATCCATACTTTACTAAACCCAGCTTTCTGAGCATTTTTTATACCATCTGGTGATAAAGCAGGATACTTATCTTGAAGTATTCTGTATTCTTTATCTCTCATCTCTGTTAAATCTATACAAATAATCATAATAATAGTTTTAAGGTTTGATACAAATATAACAAATATATTGACATCAAAAAATAAAACAAGTCTTTTATTTTTAATATATATAAAAAAATTCATATATGAAATACCTAAAAAGAAAAAATATATACTTAAGTGAAGCATTTGACATGTCAGGTGGATCATCAGGACCATTGGGCAATGACATAAATTGGGGAGATTCATTAGTGGGTAGAATGTTCAATTCTATAGCTAGGAGATTTACAGTTAATTATAATGTTAATAGGATTGAGGCAATAGCTAAAGGCATAGATAGTGAATTTGAAATATTGTTAGCATCTGGTGCTATAGAGGGAAGTGAGCAAGAAGATGAATTTAACTTTTTTAAAATATCATTTTTATTGGGTAAGCTAAAAGAAATAATTGACAATGAAGAGTCTATAAGTAAAATAAAAGAAAATGTAGAGAACCTTTTAGATTATATATCTGAAATGGATGAATTTAAGAACGATAGAGCTAGTATTAAAAAAGAATTAGAAGAAAGCCTTCTTAATTTTGAAGAATATTTAAAAGATATTAAAAGTGATTCTACTAATGATGATGGGGATAAAGATGAAACTGAAACTGAAAGCGATGATTCAGAGGAAGAAACAGATTTAGATCATCAAGAGGTGGTTAAATTAATAGACATAATAACCGATATACTAGAGAAGGCAGAAGAACTTGAAGAAGAATATAAAAATGTTCCTAGAGTACCTAGCGTATCTAATAAAGTTAGTGATGAAGATGCAGCTATAGAAGGTATGTCAAGAGAACACAAACAGTACATCAAGCTAAGTAAGCAGATACAAGAACTAGTATCAGAAGAAAATGGCATTAAGCTAGATAAAAATTTTCTAACAAATCTAAAAAAACTATATAGTGATGGCAAATCTAAAAAATACTGGATTGACTTAGGAAGAAAGCTTCAATTAGCATACAAAAAATTTAGCAATAAATTTAATGAAAGTGCTGATATAGATTCTAGTGAAAGTGAAAGGGTGTCTATAGCTAGTAAGATATCAAATTTTGCTAAAAAATTAATGGGCATACCAGAAACAGAACTAGATGGCGACTTTGGTAGTTCTATTAAGAAGTTTAATAAGTTATTTAAGAGAATAGTTGATACAGGCATAGATTCTAAAAACGAGAGCAAAATAATTAAATATAATGCCTTTATGAAGGTATATGAAAAATCTACGAATGGGAAAGAAATTCAAAAATTCTTTTATAAAAACGTAGTATTAGATAATTGGATTGTTGACAAGAGTAAGGCTGATGATATTAAAGATATTGTTGAGAATTCTACAAAAGATATTAAAAAAATTGAAATAGATCCAATATTAAGCATAGTAAAGCTGTTTAACAAGGCTTTTAAGGTTTATACAACACAAACTATACCTTCTGGTAGAAGTGGTGGTAAAGTCTCTAATAATGTGTTTAGAAGGTATACTAATTTAGGATCTAATGTAGGAACTCCAGATAATCCTGGTGGTGGACCATTTATAATAAACAAAGTATTCAATAAATTTGAGGATAAGATACAGGATATTATTAGGGATAATAAATATAAAGCTTTATTTGACAAAGATACTGAAATAGAATTGGGTGATGGTAGAAAGGTTAAAGGTGGTGGTAAAATACTTCTTAGTTTTATACAAAAACTTCTAGATGGGGAAAAGCTTTATAAAGGAAATGCTCAAAGTGTATTTTTTAAAGAATACTTTGGAATAGATGTGATACCTAAGAAAATAGGATCTGACAACATAACAGTTGGTAAAGATAATGAAGACTCACAAGATAGTGATAAAACTACTGTTAAAGATAATACACAAGTTGATAAAGAAGTAATAGACACTTATTTTGAAGAGGTTAGTAAAATAACTGATACAGAAGGAACAATATATGGTATGTTGTTAGGAAAGCAATTAATGTTTTACCTTATTGTTATTAAAGTGGAGGATGAAGATGTGTATGTTAAGTATTCAGAAACATTTTTAAACTTTTCTAAATACTTAGACCAAGACTATAATATTAAAGCTGGTAAGATAAAAAATGTTGAATTAAGACCTAAACCAATGTTTTTTGGTAAGATGGATAGAGATTTATTCGATATAACCCCTGGTTCTGATATTAAAGTAGCAGCAGTTAATATTGATATGTTTAACACAAACAATGAAAGAACTATAGCTAAAAACTTTAAAGACTTGAAAGATGTTAGGAACATATTTCAATTAGTTGATAACAATAAAGAACCTATCAAGTTTACTGACTTAGAGAAAACAGCATTTGGGCCAATGGATTCTAAAAACTATAAAGATTTAAAAGAAAAATTTAAATGAAACATTTAAAAAAGTATAAACTATTCTTAGAAGATTTTGAAGTTGAGGATAGTGATAGTGAAGATGTTAAACTATCTAAAGAAAAATTAGACAGAGTAAAGACACAAATATCATATTATAACTCTAATAAATCAAAAATAGATAAAATTTATCAAGATCTAGAAAATGGTAGTATTAAAGATGATTTAGATAAGGTAATTGGGACTGATGAAGATACAAACCCATTTCTAGTTAGTTACTCTAGTATAGCTAGTATAACTAGAAGTATTGAGAAGTTAAAAAAGAGAGAAACTGATAAATCGATAGAAAAAAATGAGTTAAAGGATAGACTATCAGATGCTAGTGATGATATCTCAAAAGATATAAGTGATAGAATAAGCAAAGTCAATGATCAAATAATTAAAATTAAAAAAGATATTAATGATGCTAGTAAAAAATTACCTGTATTAGAGAAAAGTCACAAAGAGAAAATGGATAATATAGAACAAGATATTAAAGATTGGATATCTAAAATTAAATAGCTATTATCCAAAATAGAAAAAATGTCATTTTTTAGTTTTTATATATATACTAAATAAAAAAATTAAATAGAAAATATGGCAAATATTCAAATTGGCAAGTACAAAAGACCAGGTATATTCATAGAAGAATTTGATCAGTCAGTAAATTCATCACCAACAGTAGATGGGATAACTAACCTCGTTATAGGTACTTCTAAAAAAGGACCAGTTAACACACCAGTAAGATTGACAAATATAAATGATTTAGAATCAGTTTTTGGACAAATAGACAGAGGTATGGAAAGAAAAGGATCATTCTTTCATAGAACGATTTCTAAGATGTTAGAAACTTCACCAGTTTTTGCATTGAATTTACTCTCAACTAATGACGAATTAGACACAATTAAATTTAAAACATTGTCAGCTTCTGCTGGTACAAATAATGATGTTTTGAAAGAAGGACCTTATAGAAGAGTTTTCGACACAACAGGCTTTTGGAGAAGGGATACTGAATCTTTCTTAAACTTAACAGATGATAATCAAAGAGCATTTAGCTTAACAAACCTATCTGATAAGACAGTAACTGCATTCGTTTTTAAATCAAGACTAAGTGGATTTGATAGAACTTTGTTAGAATGGTACGGGTCAGAAGATAGAATACCACCATATGTATCTAGTAAAGACTACGCAGCAGACTACCTAGTAGATGTTGTTTTAGTAAGTGGGGATTGGTCAGATTACCAATCACTAGCGGTTGATAACAGATGGAGTAGCTATTTCAATAATAATGGTCTTATAAAAGAAAGAGTAAGAGATTTTGCTAATGATAGAAATATTAATCTTCTAGAATACTATGAAGGTCTTTCACTTATTCCTTTTTTCAGAGATACAAATGGAAATAACATATTTATAGAAACTATTATAAACAGAGATACTGATAGAACTGGCTTATTCTGTGCATTTAATAATGATGCAGTAGAGGTTGATTCTTATAATGGTTTAATTGACTTGTTAGGAAATACTACAACTGATGAAGATGTAGAATCAATTGACTTTTTGTCTTATAATGAAACTTTAAAAGAGGAAATTGAATTTATTCAAACTCCTTTAGACTTGCCTGGTAATGTAACTGCTATAATGGGTGGTGTAACAAATTACACAGGTCAAGCATCACATGCGTTTACAGATACTGATGTTTCACCTGCTCCATTAGTAGAGGGCAATATTGAAAACGGTAATAATAGAACAGCATATTTTGCAGAGGGATCAACTTTTGGATTAACAAGAACTGATTTCGTTATAACTGCTAGCAATATAGAATTAACATATGAAGCTATTGAAGGTGCATTTGTAGTTATTGGGGATAGAAAAATAGATATCACTGATGGTTCTTATACATTAATCTTAGATGCTTCACAATACCCAGAGGCTACTAGTGGTCCAGTATCATATAGTTCGGTAGCAACTGTTAATACAAAGGGTGAAATAGCATTAAAGAATAGTGATGATGAAAATAATATGCCTGTAGCAATTACTGAATTAGCATTAGGTAAAATTGAAATAGTTATAGATAGTACAGAATTTACGGAGTCATCAAATATACAAGACATAACAGTCGATGTAGCTGGCTTTGTAGACTTGGTGATTGGTGTTGATTATAGCGTAAGTTATACAGAGAATGGTAAATTTGAAATTGAATTTTTAGATACTGCAACAACAGTATCTCTTTCTAATTACCAACAATCTAGAAGATTTAAGATGTTTAACAGATTGGTTAGTGTAATTGATAATGTTAACAAAGATAAAGTCCTTATGAGCTTAGGCTCTACTGGTTTTAATGTTAGCTTAGCAAATGTAACAATAGAAGATATAATTACTTCTACTAGCCAGAATAAGAAGTTTACATTGAATACACCATTAACAGAAACACAACTAGTGGATGTTCTTGCTGGATACTTAGTATTCTATACAGTAGATAATGAATTTATATTAGGATCAGAAGGTGCTAAAACTAAAGGAGAGGTAGCATCAAACGAAGAAGGTGTAATTGGTAAATATTCTGATTTCTACGATGCATTTAATGACGGAGTTATAAACACAAGAGATTCATTTGACCAAGTTGGTGTTGAGAATGGTGTATTTATGAAAATGTACTTAGAGGCTAATGGCGATATGATTTTTGAATCAACTGGTAAAGATATGTTAGCGACTGAGGCAATTGACGGTGATAACTTAACTAAATCTATTACAGTTAAATCAAAACTTGGTAATTTAAAACAAACTCTAGAATTAGAGGATGATGTTAATTACATTGAGACACCTAATAAGGTATTAATAGATGGGTCTAGATATACTGAGGTTAGAATAGGCGATTTCTTGAAATCTACAAAAACTCCTAGAGAATTAACTAGGATTATTTCTAAAAGAAGATATAATACTACTACTAATTTAGTTGAACTTACTTGTGATTCTGAAATATTAAAAGAAGATTTTAATGGTGATAGACAAACAACAAGATTTGTATCAGTAGATAATTATGCTAATACATATAAAGGTTTAGTTTTTGAAGGATTTAAAGTAAAGGAGTCTTCATTACCAGATGGTACAGAAGAAACTCAAAATAGAATACTAAACTTAGTAGCTAAAGGAACTCCCTTATTTAAAGCAGTAACTAATAAAGAAGCTATTGATTTTAGATATTTAATTGACTCTTTTGGACTTGGATTAGTAGAAAATTCTAAATCTCAATTGGTAGATATTTGCGGAGATAGATTAGATGCATTTGGATTTATAAACATGCCTTCTTTAAGACAGTTTAAAAAATCGCCAAACTTTACAGATTTGGAAGGTGTATTAAGTGTTGAGTTCTTAGCAGATGGTGGTAATAAAGAAAGTCTAAATCCAGTTGGATATTCATTCCCACAAGGATTAGGTGATACATCGGTTGGATATTTTACACCTTATGTTACTGTAAATGATAATGGTCGTCCATTAGAGATGCCACCAGCATCTTATGTGGCTACAACTTATATGAGAAAGCATATTTCTAATATAACATCTATTACACCTTGGACAATAGCAGCTGGTGTTACAAATGGTAGAATAACAAATATCACAGGTCTAGAAATGGACTTTACTAAAGAAGATATTGAGTTCTTAAATCAAGCACAAATTAACCCTATTGTTTTCAAAAGAAATAGAGGATATATAATTGAGACAGAGAACACTGCACAAACATTGTTTAATTCTGCACTATCTTTTATACATGTTAGAGAGGTTCTTATAGAACTTGAAAGAGAATTATCTAATATGTTATTGGATTACCAATGGAAGTATAATACTCCTGACGTTAGAGCAGAAATTAAACTAAGAGCAGATGTTATATGTGAGACTTATGTGAGTAAGAATGGTTTATTCAACTTCTTTAATAAGATGGATGATGAAAATAACACACCAGAGATAATAGATAACCAAATTGGTGTACTTGACACGTTTGTTGAGCCAATCAAGGGTATGGGTATTATTGTTAATAACATTACTATCCTTAGAACTGGTGCTATATCAGCAGGTGGATTTATAAATAGATAATAATAAAAATAAAAAGGGGATTATTTGAAATAATCCCCTTTTTTATTAAAACAAAATAGGCATATTTGATATATATATAAAACAATATGTATTATGGATTTAAATATATTTAAGAAAGAAGATAAGTCTGGTAAGATGAGTAAAGAATCTTATTTGCTAAAAAACCATCATAAAGAATTAGAATATATACTGAAATGGTCTGTTGATAACGATATTGATAATATACCATTTAAACAAAAAGTATATCTTTGTATAAATAACATTAACAAATTACCAATTTGTAAGAATATTAACTGCTATAAGCCAACAAAGTTTAAGAATAAGACTCTTGGTTATTATAACTATTGCTCTAACAAGTGCATTGGATCTGATCCTAATATAATTAAACAAAAAGAACAAAAGTCTTTAAGTAAGTGGGGGACTAAAACACCAGCGGAGTCAAAAATAATAAAGGATAAGGCAATAAAGACTAACAACCAGAGGTATGGTCACAATTCTCCTATGGGTAATAAAGATATAATGGCAAAATCAAAGAAAACATTACTTAAAAATTGGGGCGTTGATAATCCGAATAAAAGCAGTGTTATCTTAAAAAGAAGAGTCGAGTCTTTTAAGAAAAATATAGATGCATACAAAGCATCATATAAAAAAACATCCCTTGATAGATATGGTGTAGAACATCCATGGTCTAATAAAGATATACATAAAAAAACTATTGATAAATTTTATGAAAACTATAAGTCTAGAATAAAATCTCACATATCAGATGATAGTAATAGTGAATTTGTAGACATCAAAAAGGGGGATAAGACAGTCTTATTATTTAATTGTAAAGAATGTGAGGAGCATTTTGAGATACTAACTTATCAATTCTATTGGAGAGTTAATAATAATAGAAAAATATGTACAATTTGCCATCCGATAGATAGCAAGCCATCATTATGTGAGTTAGAGTTATATGATTTTATAAAAGACAACTACACTGGTACTATAATACAAAATGATAGAAGTGCTATAAATCCTAATGAGATAGATGTTTATTTACCTGAGTTAAACTTAGGATTTGAATTTAATGGTGTGTATTGGCATAGTGATAAATTTAAAAGTAAAAACTACCATTTAGAGAAATATAGTAAATGTAAGGATATTGGTATAAGACTAATAACTATATGGGAAGATGATTGGAATATAAAAAAAGATATATGTAAATCTTTTATTTTAAACAAATTAAACAAATCAAGTAAAATTGGTGCTAGAAAATGTTATGTTAAAGAAATAACTTACTTAGAATCCAAGAAATTTCTAGATGATAATCACTTACAAGGTGACTGTAAATCATCTGTTCGGTTAGCACTTATATTAGGCGATGAGATATGTTCATTAATGACCTTTTCTAAGCTAAGACTCGCATTAGGTGGTAAAAATAAAGAAGGTATGTGGGAGCTGACAAGATTCTGTAATAAGGTACATACTACAGTGATTGGTGGTGCTAGTAAATTATTTAAGTATTTCTTAAATAATTATGAGTACATAGAAGTTCAATCTTATTCAGACAATATGATATCAGAGGGAGATTTGTATGAGAAACTAGACTTTAACTATTCACATACGTCAAAGCCTAGCTATTGGTATGTAGTAAACAAGATAAGACAACATCGTTTCAATTGGAGAAAAGATAAACTTGTAAGACAGGGCTATGATAAGAATAAGTTTGAGCATGAGATAATGGAAGAAATGGGACATTATAGAGTCTGGTCTTGTGGTAATAAGAAATGGATATATTCCTAACCAAACTCAACTTACCTATTTAATATATAGGTTATGAAACATATAAAACCTTATAAAATATTTGAAAGCAACAGCCCTAACTTCCCAACTACAAGAGAGGAAGTTATAGAAGTGTGTAAAAAATATGATATAGAGAACTATACTATTAATGATGATTTAAGTATTGATGTTGATCATAACGTTATTTTAAATTTTAAAAGGTTAGAATATTTACCACTTAAATTTAATTATGTGAGTGGTGGTTTTAGTTGTCACCACAATAAACTAAAAACATTAAAAGGTAGTCCACAAACAGTAGGTGGTTTTTTTGAATGCTCTTTTAATTATTTAGAATCACTAGAAGGTTGTCCACAAACAGTAGGTGGTTATTTTATGTGTTATGATAACGAATTAAGAACACTAGAAGGTAGTCCACAAAAAATAGATGGTGATTTTAATTGTGGTGATAATTATTTAACTGATTTAGAACATTTCCCAGAAGTAAGTGGTGGTATATACATAAATACAAACCCAGTAAATTTACTAGTATATACCTTTATCAAAAATGCTGATAGCTTTATGATAGAAGACTTTATAGACTATGAGATAATTAGGAACAGAGATACTGTTATGTTAGATAGGCTTCAAACATTCATAGAAGGATTTGATTTAGAAATGCCTAATTTGGATAATATTAAAGAATACTATAAAACAATAGAATAAATATGAAACATATAAAACCTTACAAAATATTCGAGAATGCTAGTCTTAACTTCCCAACTACAAGAGAGGAAGTTATAGAAGTGTGTAATAGGTATAGAATAAATAACTACACTATTAATGATGATTTAAGTATTGATGTTAATGATAATGTTCGTTTATATGACGAAGGCTTAGAATATCTACCACTTAAATTTAATTACGTGAGTGGTTATTTCTTTTGTAGTGATAATGAATTAAAAACATTAGAAGGTTGTCCACAAACAGTAGGTGGGCGTTTTAATTGTTATTTTAATGAGTTAGTATCATTAGAAGGTAGTCCACAAACAGTAAATGGTGATTTTAATTGCTTTAATAATAAACTAGAATCATTAGAAGGTAGTCCACAAACAGTAGGTGGGCATTTTAATTGTTCTTTTAATAAATTAACCGATTTAGAATATTTTCCAGAAGTAAATGGTTCGGTAATTATATATGGAAATATAGTAAATTTATTAGTATATACATTTGTGGAAAATGCTAATACTTTCCTCATAGAAAATGCTAATGCTTTCCTCATAGAAGATTTTGTAGACTACGAGATAGTTAGAAACGGTGATACTGTTATGTTAGATAGATTACAAACTTTTATAAGAGATAATAATCTAAGGATGCCTGAGTTAGAACCCATTAAAAACCACTATAAAATAATAGAATAGTATGAAACATATAAAATTATACGAAGAATATAACAGTACTAAGGAAGTAGTAGAAGAAGTAATTAAATATGAGGTAATATTTGATGTAGTTGATGTATCAAGCGACCCAGTTGCTAAGGAAGAATTTGATAATTATGAAGATGCCTTAGCATATTATGAGAAAACATATGAATATGATGATGGTGTATATAGGACAAGAACTCATTCAAAAATGCTAGATGAAATAACATATTCTGTATCCTATGAATATGACAGTGATAATGAGGATAAAGACGATGTTGATGATGATGATAAAAATTGGGATATAATCGATACTGATAATATGGAGTCAGAAGAATATCGAATTAATGATGATTCTGAAAATGTTTTGGAACAGATTGAGGATTGGTTCAAAGAAAAATATGATTCAAATAGGACAAAATACCATGAGATAGATGTTTATTACAATGATGATGACTATAAGACTATACAAATTAGGTTTTCTGATCACACAGAAAACATTATGAACAATGATAGATTCAGAAGTAAGGATTATTACATATCAGTTGTTGTTTCTGATTATGATGTTACTGATAGCAGATTTGGTATGTCAAATAGTTTTGAGAGAAGGAATAACGAACATGAACTAAAATATGGTAGTAGTGATGATACTATACAAATGGAAATAGATATTGATTTTTTAATTAAAGAGTTAAAAGAGGAAATATTAGAAGACTTTGGATAGTAAATACATTACAAAATAAGTAATTAATATATACTTTATGAAGCATATAAAACCTTATAAAAATATTAGACAGGTTACAAACATTTATAAGTGATAATGGTTTAGATATGCTGGATTTGAAAGAAATTAAAAAAAATAATAGAATAAACATGAAACATATAAAACCTTATAAGATATTCGAGAGCAATAGTCCTAACTTCCC